CCTAAAGATCGTCATGTACCTGATTTGGGCGATATTGCCCCTGCTAGCACATTACATGCTGGCTTGTCTCAAGCTCTACACGATAACGTGTGCGAATGCTGGTCGAACAATAACTGTGAGTGGCATCATCCACCCAGCCAAGTTAGACTTGATGCTGAAGCACATGAGCGTGATCTTGCGGCTAATCAAGTTCATACTGACTATTACGATGAGATGGAAAGAGCCAGACGCCTCCGTGCTTTGGCTGGTTTTCCCGTTCGAAATATTCCTCATAATAATACACCAACTCTTTTCACTGGTCCTTATGCCTGGAGCATTCTTGATGCTGCCGAGGTATTATTTCCTTTCAGCACCATTGATGCTGTTGAGGTAGACGGTGAACCCAAGGAGGACTATGTTCTCCCTGATGGTTCTAAGTTTGAAGGAGGTGAGGATGATGATGATGTGGATGAGACGAAGGAAAATGTAGTTCCAGATGAAGTAAAGCTTGAGCAGAAAAAGCTCACTTATACCGTCGGATCTGCTATTCCTCTGGAGGTTTTAACATCTGTCCAAGAGAAGTTGGTTCTTCTCTCCCCTGATGATATTGATCATCTTGTTTTGAAACCCGACGCCTTTGAGGTCGTTAATCCTCTAGGTTGGTCGTATCCATCAGTATTCCGTCAGGAGTACCAAGTGACTCAATTCCTGAGTGACTTCTTGAACGAGGCTTCAGCTCAAATTCAGCTGGGAGTTTGCAAACAAAATTTTTGTGTTGGAAACCCGCTGGTTTGTGGTTGGATTCAGAATCGTCCTGAAGAACAAGGTCGTCTCACTAGTGCTTTTGTTACTGCGTGGCGCCAAGCGAGCCCACCGGACAGAAAGGATTTTGTCCGTATTTGGTTCACCGTCTTGGGTGTTTCTACTACTACTATATCTAGGCCGTCCAGAGGCCTTAGATACCCTCAAAAAGTCAAGGCTGGAGAAAGCTCTGTTGACTGGAAAGATCCGAGATCTTTGAATGCGGTGTGCCAAGCTGGTAATGCCCTTCAAAAACCTCCGAACGAGTACGCTGACATTGATATTCAGTTGAAACGTGAGGCTATAACAAATGACAATAATCCAGAAGGTTATAGCGATTGGG